CGGCCGGCGCGGCGGCCGGCTTACTGTCCTGGACGGTCTTGGGTGCGCTGGACAGCGCGGTGCGGGGCTTGGCCACGACGGGGTCTCCGAATAGGTGTGGTGCCGTTCTCTCCGGCTGTCACGCATGATTCTTCGTGCTGCGCACGATCAGGCCCGCGTTCGCCTGCTGCTGCCGCTCGCTGGGTTGTACGGTTGAGCGACAGCCAACCCGGCGACGTCCTGTCGCCGGCGGCGTATTACAGGCCGGCGCCCTGGATCAGGTAGCCAGCGGCCATGCCGGCAAGCACCGGCGTTGCATCGTTGCTGACGCCATAGATCCAGCTCTTGGCGTTCTTGTCGTAGTACGGCTCCTCGACCAGCGGCATGCCCTCGATGCGGTAGCCATAGCCGTAGCTCGGCTCCTCGGCGTTGGCATTCACGTCGGCACCGGGGCTGACGTAGGCCAGCACCACAGAAGTACCCCACACGTCGCCGAACTCGTCGTTCGCGCCAGCGACGACGCCCGCGCCCACCACGATGTTCTCGATCTCGAATACCTGACGGAGCAGGTCCAGGGTCACCTTGCGGATACCGCTGTCGGCCGAACGAGCGACGATCTTCGGGTGCTTCTTGAGCTTGCTGAAAGCGGTGGCCGACAGGAGCATCGTGTTGGGATAGAGGCCGATGCTGGCGCGGACGGCTTCCTTGCCGGTCTCGACGTCACTGGCCGGGTCGGAGGCATCGTTCGACCAGACGTCGGTGCCGGTCAGGGTGACCTTGTGATCGTTGTCGTAACTGTTGGGATTGGTCGCGATGCCGGCGCATTCGACTTCGTACTCCAGCAGCTGCGAGCGCAGCACGACATTGACGGCACGGGTCGCCAGGTTGATGCCCGGTACCGCATTCGCGTCGCGCATGTGTTCGCGCGGCACCACCGCTTCCAGCGAGCTGGGGATGATGCTGTACGGCTTGCCTTCGTAGCCGAAGCGCACGCGCTTGGTGGCCGCGCCCGGCGCACGCTTGGAGTTGTAGACCTTGAAGGACTCCTTGCCGAACTCGATGACCCGGCCGCCGTAGGCAGCAACGTCGGCGAAGGGGAACAGGACGGATGCGACGAGCTGCGCCTGGCGATAGCCACGAGCGTGTTCGGAGAGGATCGGGTCAACGACGCGAACCTGGCCGGGTGTCATCTGTGCGGACATTACTTGGTCTCCTACGGCGGGGCGCCGATCAATTCGGGATGAGGATCACTTCCAGCACGTCGCCATCGGCGGTAGCACTGGAGCCAGGCGCCGCACGGGCGACGACCTTGCCGGTATCGGCGGTCAGCGCTTTGCCATCGGCACCGACCTCGATGGATGCGCCGGCAGCGATGGCGCCGCCGGCCACCACCTGGGTGGTACCGAGGACGTCGACCGGCGCCAGCTCTCCGGTGGCGGCATTGGAGCGGGTGACGCCATAGCTGTTGCCACCGGCAACAGCCACACCACCGGCGGGCGAAACGAAGCGGTTGGCAACGAGCGCTGCGGTGGCCTTCACGGACAGCGTGAGCAGAGCGATGTTCTGCGACATGGTTCTCTCCTAGAAAAGTGGGTTAGCCGCCAACCGCTGCAACCGCATCGGCCCACGAAGCGCCGGGGTGCTGCTGCTGGTAGGCCTTGGCCTTGTTGAACAGCACCGCGCGGTCCGGCGACACGGTGGAGCCGAGCGGAGCCGAGAAGTTGGCCGGCGATTCGACGCCCTGGTCGCCCGACTTCTCGGAGAAGTCGATTGCCTTCGGCATCGCGGTGAGCAGCTCACGCAGCACCTGGTCCGCCGGCTTGGAGACCTGGTTGTCACCTTCGGCGAAGTTCAGCGCCTGGCCGCCGGCTGGCATCGACAGCAGCAGTTCGATAACGCCTGCCTTCTGGCGCGGCAGCAGTTTGCCTTCGGTGACCAGGGTCTCGGCGAAGCTGGCCGCGTCTTCGCGACGTGTGGCTTCTTCACGGGCGGCGAGCGCCTTCTCGCGCACATCCAGGGCGGCAGTCTGCGTCTGGATTTCCTGCTCGCGCTGGGCGATCTGTTCCGGGGTCTGCTGTGACATGGGAGTCTCCGTAGTTGTTTCATCAGTGGGTGCCGCAAAAGACGTCGGCGAAAGGCCAGCGCGATCGTCCGGATCACGGGTGCTCTCAGTGACCTCGCGGATCTGCCATTGCGGGATGAGCTTGTCGGCGGTTTCCAGCCCATCACGGTCGATGAGGTAGTCGCGCAGCGACTGCAGCAAGGAGCCCAGCGTCCAGCCCAGGCGCGCGAGCGGCTGCGAGAAGCAGACGGCCTCCTCGCCGTCAGCGAAGGACGCGGATTTGAGGCCCTTCACCGCCGGCGGCTGGGCGCCCAGGAAACCGATGTGCCGAAGGTAGAATTTGCCTGGTGTCGGATTGCCCGGTGTGTTGGGCAGGAAGATCGACGCGCTGATCTTCTTGAAGCGCCCCTTGTTGACCATGCTGGCGAAATCGGGGTCGACCTGGTGCGGTTGGGCGAACAGTACGCCGTCGCGGCACTCCAGGGTTTTACCCCAGCCGTACGCCGGCAGGTCTGCCTTGGGATGACCAACGACGATCGGCGCTTCGTGCAGATCGACACTGTAGGTCTGTGCAATCTGCTGAACGTCGTCTTCGCTGAAGGTATAGGACTTCCCGTCTTCGGCGACGTGGGTTCCTGCCTTGAAGATTTGCAGTGCGGCGGCGGGCTGGTTCATGCCGCCATGTTCCTGTCGCGATTGCGTCAGGTCATTTGCACGGGTTCACAGCTTTTCCGGGTCGCACGCGCGCGACTGTCAGTGGCCCGCCTGCATCACCGTCTTTGAAGCGGGAGGGAACGCGCAGAAAGCGGTGTCTGACACTTGCGGTACATGAGCGACGCATCACCGTGCCACTCAGCACGTCATCGGGCGCTGCGGCGCGCTGTCGCGCTCACTCCGAAAACAAACCTGCCACGTGATCTGAAGCGATAAGGACGACCTCTTGCTCATCCTCGGTGGACAGGCCGAGCCACGGGCGCGCGGGAATGCCGATCGTGTACGCCGGCAACGTCACCCACTGAGCGAAGTTGGACTGGCGTCGCTTCACGAACTGCGTTCCGACTTCACCATCCCGTCCCTGACGGAAGTACACCTGGGTAGAGCGTGCAGGTCTGTTGATCGCACCGCCGAACTGGTGGATAGCGCCGTAAGGCGCGTTGGTGCCTACCAGCAGTGTGTCGCCTACCACTTGATGCGCGAGCTGGTCACCGAGCATGTGGAAGTCGAAGCGGAGCATCGGAACGCCTGGACGCTTGCGTTCCTTGTACCGCCGGTAGCTCGGTGAGAGCGGTGCCCAAGGGGCGCCGTCCGGCGACACCTGGCGTGCGGCACGGTCGCGCGTGGAGCGCAGCAGGTACTCGCCGATGTCGTCCAGCATCGGCTGGAGCGCGTCGTTGCGCAGCCCTTTGGCGGCGTTGCGCAACGCGGGGCCGGCAGTGTCTTTGGTGATTTCAACGCGCGCAGCCATCAGGGGATCTCGCCTTGAATCAGCTGCCAGCCGCCACCTTCGACCAGGCGTTGAAGGTTCGCCGACGGAACCATAGTGGCATCCTGGATCAGGTTGGGCATGGCGGCGTTGGGCTGGATTCGGACGTCGACGACCAGGCGCTGCCGCCGATCGCCCTGAAGTACGAAGCGCACAATGCTGGCGGCTGCGTCGTATAGGAGCGCAAACGGCGATCGCATCGCGCTGGCCAGCTGAGGGAAGTGCGCCTGCGGCACCTTATCCAGCACGTCGGCTGTCTCGATCGCGATCGCCGCCGAGCCCAGCTCGGCCGCCTTACCCTGCAGCGCATCGACTGCACTCGCCTGCAGGGCGCCCACGAGGTACTGGCCTGCATGTGTGCGGCCAGCTGAAGCGGCCGCACGCCACTCGGTCAGGCCTGCCTGTATCGCATCCAGCGCACGGGGGCGCTCCAGTACCTGGGCAGCAGTACGTGCCGCCGGGGTTGCAGGCAGGCGCACATTCTTACGCAACGCACCCTGCAGGGCTTCTTCGATTCCACTGCCCAACGCAGGTGGTGTCTGCGGTCCACCTCTGCGGTTCGGCCAACCATCCAAGCTGCGGCCGGGCGCATAGCCGAAACCAGGATCCACACCCACCGGCGTTTCGACCAGGAACGGACCGCTGGGGCTGCGCTGTCCGACCAGGCGCTGCTCAAACTCAATTGCTGGGGCCTTGTCCGGCCCGTCCTTGCCCAACCGCGCAAGATCACGATCGCTGAGCGCCTCAACATAGCACTGGCAGCCCCAGCCATTGGCGGGGAAGAACCACTGCCACCAGGGATCGTCGCAATGCAGGACCATCCCATCCCAAGCCTGGTGCAGCGGGCGCGGAGTCTCGACCGCATCGCTATGGCGGTAGCGCCACCAGGGCCTGGACTTCTTCAGCGCCTGCAGCTGATGCCAACGCCCCGCGTTGTAGCTCTGGCGGAGGTTGGTCTCGTAGATGACGCGGGTGCGCCAGTTGCGACCACCGTTGTAGTCCCAGCCATGCGTGGCCACGATGCTGTCGAAGTCGCGGCGGAACTGCTCCAGCGTGCCACCGTCCTCGATGGCCTTGCGGATAGCGGCGGCAAAGTCGGCCACCAGCTCGTCGCGATTGGCGCCCGCAACCATGAAGCCCTGGTCGTGCTCAGACTCCCACACGTCCAGCCAGCTTTCCGTGACGATATTTCGCTTACGCCGGAAGAACGCGATCTGCTGGGCGAAGGGAACTGTGCCATAGCCAACACCAGCCATCGATCAGCTCCCGATCGACTGCTGGACGTCATCACGGCCGCGCAGGTGTGCGGCTGCGAGGCCTTGGGCTGTGGCCGTCGCGAACTCCTCCAGGCTCATATCCGGCGCCCGTGCCAGCACCTGCTCGTACAGATCCTCAAGAGACGTCGCCCCGTCCGTAAGCTCACGGAGGATGGCCACCCATTGCTCACCTGCAGGACGCGACACACGATCGAGCTGGGCAGCCATGCTATCGGCCGCTCTGCCAACCGCATCTGCGAAGGCGGCGGGGTGATGGCGTTGCAGCAGTGAAAGGATGGACGCAGAAGGGTCCGCGAATGCCGGTCCGGCGATCGCGCTGGAATCAAGGGGCGGCACAGCGGTGGGAGCCCCGACCTCGACCCATTCACCACCATAGGTATCCTGAACGTGCTTGAGGGTGGGCTTGAAGCCAAGGCGCGATACCGTTTCTTCTCGCTTGGCTCTGCTTTCCAGATCCTCAGCCTCCTCCGTGACGCGGTAGACGCGGGGAATTGCAGCACCGGGGAAATTCCACTCCGTAATCCAGCGGGCGGGACCAGTGTTGAAGGACTCGCACACCAAGTCGGCATCGGCCTTGATGATGTCAGCGCGAACGTCGGCCTGCAGGTCGTCATTCCCCAGCCGTCCGGCGGTGCCTTGGGTGCTGGCTGTCTGACCCAGGACGACCTTTTGAATGGCCGCGTCCATCGCATCCTGCAGGGCCTTGTAGTCGGCAGTGCCGCTGCGCCCAGCGGCCAGCAGCTCCAACACCATGCCATCCGGCAAGATCACACCGGAATCGGTGGTGATGGCGCGGGTGGCCTGGAGCAGCTTTGCCTTCTCGGAATCAGTTGCATCCGACCCATACTTACCCACGGCAGTAGGCATGCCGAACTTCTCCAGGAAGATCAGCCAGAACTTCATGCCGTTCCGCTTGAACAGCACCGGCCAGTAGAGCCAGTGCGCAAGACCCAGGCCGTAGGGTTCGTCGTCGTGGTCAGCACCGGCGCAGAAGCTCCAGAAGTACGGCGCCTGGGCCGGCACGCCCTCCAGCATGTTATTCATGGTCAACATGCGCAGATCGCCCTCCTTGCCGAAGCGGAATCGGCGGCGATTGCGCACTTTGATCGCTTTGAAGCCAATGCGGTCGCCCACGCGCTCGTAGATAAGTTCTGCCACTGCGTAGCCATAGAAGACGCCGGCCAGCATCTTCGTCGTCACGTTGTCCCAACCGATCTTGTCCAGTTGCGCCTTCAGGAAGTCGGCGGCTTCCTGGTCGATAGGCCGATCTCCGCCTGCGTCGACCTGGTACTCGCACTGGGTAACTGCCAGCTGGCGCTGACCAAAGGTGGACTTCACCTCGGGGTCGGAGAACACCTGCTCGTAGATCAGGAGGTCGCTGGTGCCGCGTGAGCGAAGCACGCTGTCGTAGGGGCGCAGCAGAGGGCCGGTGTACCCACGAGTGATGTCGATGCCATCCGCGGTGGTTGCGATCTCTCGGCCGACCTCAGGGCGCGCCTGGTTCATACATAACCTCCAAAGTCATTGCCACCAGCCACAGTGCCGAAGCCGTCATCGCTAATGCGCAGGGGGCCATCGTCCAAGGCTGCGAAGCTGCCTCGCGCACCGGTGGACTGGAACTCAATTGGAACTCGCGTCACGTGGTTGAGCGCAGCGAACTGCGTCAGGGCACCAGCGATCGCGCCGTCGCCGTGGCGTACCAGCTCGGCATCCTGCAGATCCTTGCGCTCCAGTTTGGGCACCATCGGAATGCCGTCGACGTACTCGACCGCTCTGTGGTCATCCTCCAGCGAGGCGTCCCTGGGAAGGCTGATGAAACCATCCTCAAAAAGCGAGATGTACTTGGGCATCCATTCGCCGTACCAGGGGCGCGACAGCGTTACCTCATGGATGGGGCCGCCCTTGTAGCGCCCTGCCTCCTTGTCCAGCTCGGCCCTACCGTATCGGTCGCCGGTGTACTCCATCAGCGTCTGGCCGGGGCCGGTGGCATCCCCTGCGAACGTCCAGCGTCCTGCAGCTTCCGTCTTCAGGAAGTCCAGCAGCGCCCACAGGATCTGCTCCTGCTGGCGGGTGGGAGCATTGGCCAGCTCGATCAGGAACGGCACTACGCGGCGCAGATCCTGCTCGATTCGCGCGGGCATAATCACCGAGAAGTGGCGATGGCGGGCGAAATCCATGCCAACCGCCCAGCGGCCGGTGAATCCCTTGGTGGCCGCCCTCAGTGCCGGCATCAGCTGCGTGGCAATCCAGGACGCGCACCAAACCTCGCGCTCCGTCTCGGGGCGCTTCGGGAAGTCGTCATCGAAGACGATCCGCAGTACCGGCCGGGTCTCCGCCATTGCGCGGTCGAGCCACACCGAAGGAATGGCCGAACCATCGCCGTCACGGGGAATGACGTCCAGCTCCTCGCGCATCGCAGCCTTGCGCGGGCCGTAGGCGGAGCGGATCGCGTTGTACCACTCGCGCTTCCCATCCGGCGTGGCGATCTTGCCGCGCATGGCGCAGGCCCGCTCGTAGAGGCCGTTGGCCACGGCATCGTCGAAGCTGATCCGGATGACCTTCGCCTTTGCGCCATAGCGCCCCGCGCGGATGTCCTGCACCAGCTGATTGAACGGGTTCTTCTTACCCCTGTGGGTTGACCATACCCGGATGCGGCCGCCCCAGATGAGCAGTGCGGTGGCCGACTCCAGCACCTTGGCCACGTCCTTGTGGAGTGCCGCTTCGTCCAGGTCGACCACGCCCTGCAGGCCGTGGATATTCTCGGGGCGCGAGGACAGGGCCGTGACCCGGAACCCGCTGGCAAAGCGGACGCGGAACGCTTGGATCTGGCGGCTTGTCCCGTCAGGCGCCTGGTCCTGAAAAATGTGCTGTTCAACACGTGATGCCTGCCCCCGCGCAATGATCGGCGCGAACTTGGCAACGTAGCCAATGAACTCCAGGCCTTTCTCTTTCGTGTCGGCCATGTACCACACGTTGTCACCGCCGGCATCCTTGGACGAAGCGGCGGTGATCGTGTCGGTCAGCGCCTGCGCGAAGGTGATGCCGGTGCGGCGCCCCTTCTCGCATACCGCGATATCCAGGCCCTCCTGCATCCGGATCCATTCGGATTGGTGGGCCATCAGTACGCCGGCCTCACGCGGGTCGAAGTTGGACGAGATGGTGCGGACGCTCTCTGGAAGGTCATCCCAATCCAGAACGCGCTCGGTATCCGGCAGCGGCGTCAGCTCGGACACTTAGCCGACTCCCTGCAGGACGGTGTTCCGCCAGAAGGCAACGTCGTCGGCGCCAAGGCCGCGCGCACGTGCCGCGTCCTCCACACGCTGCGAGGCCTCCTGAAGCGCCTTCTCCCGCACCTCAGTCGCCCACTTGTGGCGGTTCACACTGGCACGACTCAGGGTGGCGATGTTCTTGGCCGCCTTGCCCAGGAGAGCAATGCGCTCGCCGGGTTCCATCCCCTCTGCGTCGCCCTCCTCCAGTTCCTGCAACGCCAGCAGCGCGTCGAAGATCTCGGACTGGATGATGCTGATGATCGCATTGCTGCGCTCGTCCGCATCATCAGGCGCCGCCTGGCTGATGAGGCGCGCCGCTTCAGTGCTGGCCTGGACGGCGGCAAGGCGCCGCTCCAGCTTCTGGCCATAGGCGCCGACGGCGCTCTTGCCGATGCTGAAACCCTTCTCCGTGAGCCATTCGGCCAGCCCGACGTACCCGCCGAAGCCGGAGGCAATCAGGCGGGTGTCCAGCTCGGCACGGATGTCCTGGGGAAGCTGATGGATCTTGCTGGCCGGGGGCATGGTGTCACCAGTACCGTTCGGGCCGAGCGATGCCCGGATCGCACTGCGCGGTGTACTCGGCGATATCGGTGCCGAGGCGGGTCATGTCGGCATGCCAGCGCCCATCCGGGCGCTTGTCCAGCTCGATCATGCGGCGGTCTTCCAGATAGTCGAGTGCGCGACGCACCTCCAGCTGGGTGGCATCGGGATACAAGGCGTGCGCGATGCTGAGGAGGATCTCCTCGTAAGCACCGTAGGGTGCCGCGTTGTGCAGACCCAACAGCATCACCCAGCGCAGGTTCTCCCGCCGAACTTTGTCCATGTCCAACTTAATGCTCACGTCTTGCTCCTTGGATCTGGATCGACTTGATCTCTGAGTTGATCGCGTCGAGCTTTGCCTCAATGACCGTCTGGCTTCGGATGTGGTCGTCTCTTCTCACGTACTCCCTGGCCAGTTCCGCCCGCAGTCCCAGCAGGTCCAGCTCCTGCTTGCGCCAGCCCTCGGCGGCCTTCTCAAAACCCGCCATGCGCTGGTCAATGCTTGCCTTGATCTGACTGATGCCCCACTTGACCAGGCCCACCAGCGTCCCGAGAAGTGCGAGCACAAGCGAAAGGGCCTGCCACAACTCCAACGAAATCTTCATTTCGTGGCGTCTCCGCCACTGAGATTGGGGTGTGCCATTTTTCTGGCGCCACTGAGCCGTTTCGATGTCGCGCGATCGTCGTTGGCCCTCTCCAGCAACTGCTGCCAGGCGTCCTCTCGCACGATCGCGTCGATCGCGCATGGAGTGAGCGTGCCGTCCTGCAGGCGGCACAGCGGCGGCGGTGCGGTCGGGGCCTGGAGCGGATCGGTTAGTGCCGAGGGCAGCTCGACGTAGACCAGGACCGGCCACTCGACCAGTTCAGTGCGGGTCAGCGGTTGCTTGGTCTCCCCACAGCCCGCGAGCAAGAGCAGCGCACACAGGAGTGGTGCGAAGCACGTTGCAGTCTTCATCGGAATCCACCTTCTTGGTCAGGGCCTGCTGGCGCTGTGCCGCCAGGCGTTCGAGTCGAGCGATGCGGTCTGCACGGGCATCCAGTTCGGCGATCGCTGCGCGCTGCTGGGCCAGCTTCGTATCTGCCTCCCGTTTGAGGGCGGCCCGTAATGTGGCAACTGCATCGGCGTTGCCGGCGGCGACGTTGCGCGCGGTGTCGCGCTCCGCGCTGATTGCGATGACCTGGTCGGACAAAGCGTTGACCCGATCGACCTGGCTTCCCGCGCCCCACCGGTGGCCCAGCCAGACGCCCAAGAAGAAGGCGACAACCACCACGGCCAGGGCGAAACGCAACACGACCGGACCCGTGGCAGCACCCACGACGTGCTTGGCGGTCAGGTGCGGGTTCACGCACTCACCGCCTTGCGGGCACGGCGCAGGCGCCACCAGGTGAAGATGCTGGCGCCGGCGAGTGCCATCACGCCGACGGCGATCGCAAGGCGCAACCAGCTCGGCAGGCCGGTGGTGGCCTGCGCCACGGCATTGACCTGCTGGATCGCCGGCAGCACGCCTTGGATGACCGGCTGCAGCTGCTGTGCGGCTTCCACGGCGGCCATCGTGCCGCCCGCTGCGGCTGCAGTAGCAGCTGCCGTGGTGACCGACGCAGGCACGGCAACCAGGGGCTTTGCGCCGGGGTTGACGACGCCGGCCAGGCGCAGCCCTTCCTCGATCACGTCCGAGCTGTAAGGCTGCTGGCCGTTCTCGTGCCGAATGATGGCCTCGACCATCGGGCGCATGCGACGGTATTCGTGGGTGTTGATGAACTGGGTCGGCGCGACACCGACGGCCCCCGCCACCGCGCTAACGTAGGCGTCGGTGTTGTTCTCGCTCGGCGGCGCCCAGCGATCGATCAGCTGCCGCACGTTGCTGCAACCGTGCCTGTCCTGGTAGTTGATCAGCAACAGGGCCATCGCGCGGATACCCCAGGTCGGTGCCGAGAACACTTCGAAGCGCGTCTCCTTGCGCTGCTCCTCGGTCATCCGCTCGCGGGACATGCGCCCCTGCCACTTGTTGGCGGAGTTGCGTTCGATGTTGCCCGGATTGTTGTTGCGGATGCCGCGCGTGGTCTTGGTCGTCATGGCCTGCTCCTGGAATAGAAGGGCCGACGGGACACGACGAGGAGCGCCCGTCGACCAGGCGCGCCCCGAACGCGCCGAATCGATGGGATGCAGTCTCTATTTCGACAACGCGCAGGTCATTTGCACGCGTTCCAAGCCTTCCTCGCGCGCGCGCGAGATAGTGGGCAGGAAACGAAGAAGGCCACCCGGAGGTGGCCTTCAGTCAATGCGCCGCATGGGCTGCGGCAGGTTGTTCCATCAATCTCCTCCGCGCGTCAGGCGACAGGTCTATGCCTTGCAGTTGCAGGATGCGCTGGAAGGTTCCATCCGTATTGAACACCAGCATCACGTGCTTGATCTGTGTGTCGGAACGCCCTGTCCAAACGCTGGACTTCGACTGGACGTGCTGCCAGAGGTACGCGATTGCTCCGCTTTTGCCCACGGTAGAACTCTGCGGCTCGGCACCGAGCAGCGCGACCGCTTCGGCGAGCGTGGTCTTTCCGACCTCCAACTGAGCGAGGTTGGCGGCGTTGAACTCCCGCCCGATGGTCGCCTTTGCGGCGGTCAGTAGCAGCAGAGCGATTACAGCGAAGCAGAGCTTCTTCATGTTGACTTTCTCCGTGTGGTCTTACGGGGTTTGACGGCGACGCTGGACTCCTCCGGGGCGGAGCGGACGTCGTGGACGAACCCGTCAATGGTGGACTGCAGCAGGTCCGACTGCCCCAACGCCGCACCGACCAGGATGTCGCGGACGAGCGCCTGGTAGCTCTCAGGAAGGTCGAGGGTCGATGCCTTCTGTGACGCATCCGAAAGCAGCTTCATTCGACGGCCTAGCTCGACTTCTGCCGGCTGCGCGAACACCGGTCCGCTACCCGTCGCTAGGTACTCGGCACGAACGTGTAGTTTTTCCACCAGCCCGCGCATTTCGTCCGATGACAGCTTCTTGACCCGACCCGAGGTCAGGTTCTTTACGCGATCGATAGATATACCAAGCCTTTCAGCCAGATCGACCTGTCTGAATCCCCCGTCTTCCATGATCTGGCGGATGAGTGAAGAAACCACACGAACCCCTTGCAAGGTGTACTTTTTACACTTAGGATTGTTCCGGAGTCGTCAACGGCCCTTTTACACCCCGGCAATAAGAACCGAAGGATAACCCAATGCGTTCCACTGACCCCGGCCTTGATCTTCACAAACGTGTGCGCGCCGGCTTCGTACTGCAGGGCAAGACCCTGACCGAGTGGTGCCGTGCCAACGGCACCACTGTGACCAATGCGCGTGCCGCATTGCTTGGCACCTGGAACGGCCCCAAGGGCCGCGCGATGCGCAGCCGGATCGTAAAGGCGGCCTGCATCGATCGGGTGCAGGCATGAACGCCCCGGCACAGCAACCCGTGCGGCGGGCATTGCGCCTGATCTTCGCCCTGCAGGGGCACGCCTTCGATGGGCTGCGCCTCAAGCAGTTGGCCGATTCGATCAAGGCAACGCCTTCGACGGTCCTGCGTGACCTGGAGGTACTGGCCGACGAAGGCATCGCAGAGCGCATCGCCGGCCGCGATGAGTACTGGCGCCTTTCCCCCCGACTGATCCAGCTGGCTCGCGCTCACGAACAGGAGCTGGCGCGTGTGCGCCAACGCCTGGAAGAGACCGAGCAGCGCTATTCCCGCAACCCCAACTGATCGACGAGGACAGCAATGACCAAGAAAGACACCGCAGGCCGCAAGGCCATCGCACAGGCCGAGGTAGTGGGGCCGGAGTTCATCGGCAAGACCGACGCCAATGATGCGGCTCAGATGGAGCAGATGCGCGAGCGTCAGCTCGCACTGGTGGAACAGTTCGGCGAGGGCCTGGCATGGCATCCGGACCACTACGAGGCCGCGATCCGCCGCGAGCTGCATCGCGGTTGCGAGGCGTTCCTGCGCGCAGGTAGCTACCTGCTGGTGGCTCGCGAGTGCAGCGTCCACGGCGAGTGGGCGGGAATGCTGCAGCGCCTGGGCATGGAATTGCGGCAGGCCCAGCGGATGATGGAGGCGGCGCGGCGCGTGGCCGCCTTGCCAAATGCGTCGACGTCGACGCATTTGGTCACTGCGATCAAGAGCGAGAGCAAGCTGATCGAGCTGCTTTCGCTGCCGGAGGAGCAGTTCAAGGAGCTGGCGGAAACCGGAGAGACCGGCGAACTGGAACTCGATGACGTCGGCAACATGTCCGTGCGCGAACTGCGCGAGGCAGTCCGTAACGCCCGCGCGGATATCGAAGCAAAAGACCAGCGAATCAGCAAGTTGTCCGATGACCTGAACAGGGAACATGAGAAGACGACCAAGGCACAACGCCGCTGGAAAACTGCCGAGGCCGATCAACAGCTGATCATCCTCAAGCAGGCCGTCACCGAAGCCGAGCAGGCTGTTCTCGCTGCCTTGGGCAATGGCAAGGCCGGCTTGATGGCAGCAGTCCGTGCATGCGCCATGCATGCCTCCGAGACCGACCAGGACACCGACGCAGCGGTTTTCCTCAGCGACACCATCGGCCGCCTGCTCAACGCGGTACGCACCGTGCGTGACGACGAGGAGCTGCCTCTCTCCCTGCCGCTGGTACATGACGGCTCGGAGGCCTGAGCATGTCCGCCGAAGCCCTCATCCATGCGGCGGCCGGCAAACTGCTGGCGGCGCCGCACGGTAGCAAGAGCCGCATCGCGGTCGAGCTGGCCGAGCAGATGGGTTGCTCGGTTCAGACCGCCTACCGTCGCCTGCAGCAGGTGACGGGCGGCATCAAGCCCCGCAAGAAGCGATCAGATGCTGGTGAACTCGCGCTGACCCGCGACGAAGCCGCAGCCATCGCCGCCCTGGTCGAAGAGACCCGGCGCCTCACCGGCACCGGCACCCTGCCGGTCGAGGACGCCGTGGAAATTCTGCGCACTAATGACCGCATCGAAGCGCTGCGCGTCGACAAGGCAACCGGAGAGCTGGTGCCGTTGAGCGTTTCCTCAATCTGTCGCGCCATTCGCGCCTACGGGTTCCATCGCGACCAGCTGGCGGCACCGACTCCGGCTGCACGCCTGGCATCGCCGCATCCGAATCACCTCTGGCAGATCGACGCCTCGGTGAGCCGCCAGTTCTATCTGGCAGCGAATGGCACCGAGGTGATGGACAAGCGCCGCTTCTATCGCGGCAAGCCGGAGAACTTCACCAAGATCGCCGAGAACCGCTTGTGGCGCTATGCGATCACCGACCACGCGAGCGGTGCGATCGAGGTGTTCTACGTGCTGGGCGCCGAGAGCAGCGCCAATCTGCTGTCGGCCCTGATCCACGCAATGACGCGGCGCGAGATGGGCACGATGCACGGTATCCCGAAGCTGCTGATGATGGATCCCGGCAGTGCGATGGTTGCGGCGACGACGCGCAGCTTCCTGTCGGCCTGCGGCATCGAAGTGATCATCAACGAGGTCGGCAATGCCCGTGCGAAGGGCCAGGTGGAGAACGCGAACTACCTGATCGAGACCCACTTTGAAGCCATGCTCAAGACCAGGGCGCCGGTCACCAGCCTGGAGGAGATGAACACCCTGGCTCAGCAGTGGGCGCGGGCGTACAACGCCACACGCATCCACACCCGCACGGGCATGACCAGGCGCGACGGATGGCTGCGCATCACACCGGAACAGCTGCGCATCGCTCCTGACGTCCAGGTACTGCGGCAGCTGGCTACCAGCGCGCCGAAAGCATGCACGGTGCGTGACTGCATCATCCGCTTTCGCGGCAAGCAGTACGACGTGCGCGGAATCCCGGGCCTCATCAACGGCCAGCGCGTGGACGTGGTGGTCAATGCGCTGGAGCCGGACAACAGCGTGCGTGTGCTGATGCCGGGCGAACGGGACAGTGCGCCGATTCACTTCGTTGCACCGCGCCTGCAGCACGACGACTGGGGCTTCCTCGATACCGCTGCCCAAGTTGGCACTGAGTATCGGGCTGCGCCGGAGACGCCGGCGGACGCGGCGCGAAAGGAACTGGATCGCCTGGCGATGGAGGTCAAGAGCGATGCCGAGGCGATCGCCGCGCGCAAGGCCCGCCGCGTGCCATTCGGCGGCAAGGTCGACCCGATGAAACACATTCGCGAGGCCAATGTTGCTCCCAGCCTGCCGCGCTCGGGAACCCTGGCCGAGCTGGACGCGCCCCAGGTGCTGGCAGCTCAGCGCATCGAGCCCGAGGTCGTCCGGGCCGAGCTGCCCCCGCTCAACCACGTTGAGGCCGCAATGCGCCTTAAGCCGCTGGTCGAGCGGTCAGGCAATTCCTGGTCACCGGAAATGTATGCACGCACCTGCCAGCGCTGGCCCGAGGGTCTGCCGGTGCATGAGGTCGAGGCCTGGGCGATCGCCCTGGTCGAACCCGAGCGTGGCGGCCTGCGCGTCATCAACGGAGGTGCCGCGTGACGCTGCGTCTGAAATCGATCCTTGCCCGCGCCGGCATCAAGCAGGGGACGCTGGCAAAGGCGGTGTCCCTCAGCCGCCCGGCCCTGAATGCCTTGATCAACCACGGCGTGCTGCCGACTGGCTGCGACCAGCCCCGAGTCCGGTCCGCCATCTCTGTGTTCCTGCTGGAAAGCGGCGCCCCGGCCGTCGACTGGCACCTGGAGGAGGAGCCGGCGTGCGCTAACACGCCGGCCCCGGTTTCCCCACCGCAAGACCCCGATACCGCTACCGAAATCAACGACGAGGAAGACCCTATGCTACTGCGATACCAGGCACTGACCCCACAGGCCCGTAGGCACTTCGGCCTGCCGGGCAATCCTTTCGCCGACCCCGCCAGCCACGACGAGGTCTTCCTGTCCCCCGATATCCGGTACGTGCGCGAGAGCATGTATCAGATCGCCCGCAATGGCGGTTTCGCTGCCGTGATCGGCGAGAGCGGCGCAGGCAAGTCGACCCTGCGCGAAGACATGGTCGACCGCATCCAGCGCGAGGAGCAGGCGGTCATCGTGATCCAGCCCTATGTGCTGGCCAGCGAGGGCAGCGACAGTGTCGGCAAGACCCTGCGCAGCCACCACATCGCCGAGGCGATCATGGCAGCGGTATCTCCGCTGGCCAAGCCAAAGAGCAGCCCGGAGGCCCGCTTCCGCCAGCTGCACGAAAGCCTGCGTGATAGCGCCCGCGCCGGCCACAGCCACGTGCTGGTGATCGAAGAGGCGCACAGCCTGCCGCTGCCGACGCTCAAGCACCTCAAGCGCTTCCGTGAATTGAAGGACGGCCTGCGCCCGCTGCTGTCGGTAATCCTGATCGGCCAGCCCGAGCTGGGCGACAAGCTCTCCGAACACAACCCGGAAGTGCGGGAGGTCGTGCAACGCATTGAAATCATGCACCTGCCGGCGCTCGACGGTGAGCTGGAGAACTACCTCGCGCACCGCTTCCGCCAGCTGAGCGTGCCGCTGGAAAAGATCATGGATCGCTCTGCGATCGAGGCGCTGCGGGTCAAGCTGGTGCCGCCACGGGGTACCGGAACGCTGCTGTATCCGCTGGCGGTCCAGAACACCCTGGCAGCAGCCATGAACCGTGCGGCCAACCTGGGCGTGCCGACCGTCACCGCCGACGTTGTCCGGGGGGTCTGAGCATGGCGATCGCTTCCACCGCCGAAGGCACGCAGTACCTGCGCGGGTTTGCTGTCCAGGTGCTGCGGGATGCGGAGCTGCCGCATCGCCAGGTGACGGTCATGCACCGCGACATCTTCCGCCGCGCAGGCATCGAGTGGCGGGACGGCCAGAGCATGGACACCTGCTTGGCCGGCCTGTCCCAGCAGCAGCTGCGCGCCCTTATCGATCAGCTCCGCGATGACGACCAGGACGAGGAGGAATGATGGCCGTGCCCACCCTAAAGCGCTGCCTTGGCCAGTTGCGGAATCGCCAGCGCCACAGCGCTAAGCATCCTCAGCGGAGGAAGGCCATTGGGGCGTTGGTTCATGCCCCCCTGTTCCCAACCGCGTCGCGTGTAGGAACGGTCCAGGTCCAGGATCCTGAGACCAGGCGCGATTACACGGTCGAGGTCTGGATTCACAGCGGTGTGATGGTGATTTCGCACGCCACCGACAAGCGCTGGCTGTTGGAACTGGACGAGATCCTCGACTTGGCCATCGCTGCCGGCATCGATAGGGGGGCCGACTGACATGCAGCTGGCCCTGCTACCGCAAGAGCTGTCCCCCGAGGCGGTGCTGGCGGAGCTGCAGGGCCGCCGTGGTGCCGTCAACGGCATCACCGCCCGCGACCTGGTGCACGCCGTCACGCAGCGCTTCAACACCGCCGACGAGCGGCGGCTGCGCCAGATCATCGAGAAGCTGCGTCGCGATGGGCATCCCATCTGCGCCCACCCAGCGAACGGCTACCACCTGGCCGCCAGCGCGGAAGAACTGGACCGGTGCTGTGAGTACCTGACCGGTCGCGCCATGACCTCCCTGCAGCAGGTGTGCGCCATGAAGCGCGTAGCCCTGCCGGATCTGTACGGACAACTCGGGCTGACCAAGCCCATCACCGACGAGGACACCAACGATGAACGTTGATCGTAGCTCTGACATGCTTTTCGCTGCCGCCAACACCGCGCGCGAACTTGAAAACGCCGGCATCGACGTGCTGGCCCATTACAGCAACGGGCGCCGCCCGGTGCTTATCATCACCCAGCCGCCGGCCGACATTGAAGGCCACCTCAAGCGCTGGAGCCCCAATGGCAGTGGCGGCCGCGATCGCGTGCTGGCGGCGGAATACCAGGGCCTGCAGCTGGAATGGACCGAGCGACCGCCGGTGGTCGTCACCATCCGCTCCAGGCGCGACACCTTCGAAAGCCGCGAGGTGGTGCTGTGACCGCGCCGAGCATCCGCCTGCAGGCTGCCTTCGCTGCCGTGCTTGGCACCCGCACTCTGGAGTCGCGTGAGCTGATCGACGGCGTCATGGATCACGGCTTCGAGTATCGCGGCTATGTGCAGCACGGCCTGACCAACGCACTCAACTGCGGAATGGTGGAACGCGTCGGTGGTCGCTTCTCGCGCCGGTACCGCCTGAATCAGGACTGGCAGATCGACCCGAAGCGACTGGACGCCGCATTGGCGCAGTACGCCAAGAACACCGGTAACGCTCCGAAGCGATGCGGAGCCGAGCCCCGCGCGGCGGTCCCGCCGCTGAACATTGGCCCAGCGATCAACCCAGCGCCGTTGGTGCCATCTGTCGGCACCGCGTGCATGTCCCAGGAAGAGCGCGAGGGCGAGCTGCCTCCGTACCTGGGCGGCCGGATCGTGGATTCCCTGCATTCGCACTTCGATCGGATCCTCGGCGGGGTGGAGTGATGGCACGCACCGGACGCCACAGATACGACCACCTGCGGGCGATGCGCTTCGCTCTGTGGGCCATAGCGCAAGACCAGCGCTCACTGACGCCAGTACGCATCGCGCGTCTGCTCGGCATTTCTCTCGACGCCGCTCGCCGATGGAGGGCCGACTGGTTCACCGCCGCCAGCCCTGTCCACGTTGAGGGTATTCCCGAGCAGCTGCGCCCCGTGTACCTGCATACCGATTCCGCCGTCCAAGGAGGCACCCAATGACCACCAGCACCATTCCCGAAGGCTACCGCGAGGATCGAAAGGGCCGCCTCGTTCAGGAGAATCAGATCGCTGCGATCGACCTTGCGCGCGACCAGCTGGTTGCTGAACTGATCAGCGGCGCCAAGAAGCTGCATCAGCAGATGGCCGAGTTCCGGGGTACTGCCTTCGGCGATATCGCCGCGTTCGTGCAGCTGAGTGCAGAGCAGTACGGCGCCAGCATTGGCGGCGACAAGGGCAACGTGACCCTGATGAGCTATGACGGCCGCTACAAGATCGTCCGTGCGGTCCAGGATTCGATCCAGTTCGATGAGCGCCTGCAGGCGGCCAAGGCACTGATCGATGAGTGCCTCAACGACTGGACCGAAGGCTCCCGGGCTGAGCTGCGCACCCTGGTGAACAACGCCTTCCGCGTCGACAACGACGGCAGCATCAAGACCGGCGAGGTACTGTCCCTGCGCCGGCTGAAGTTCGACGACCCACGCTGGACGCAGGCGATGGCGGCGATCAGCGATGCAGTGACCGTGGTGGGCAGCAAGACCTATGTGCGCTTCTACGAGCGCGATGCACAGGGTCAGTACCAGCCCATCAGCCTGGACATCGCGGCGGTGAAGCATGTCTAACCACTCCCTCCACGACGCCTGCTATCTGGCGGTGCTGGCCAGCGACATTGCCGACGCCGCCGCGCGCTCCGAGGTTGAGCTGTTCGCCTATGAGCAGCGCGACGAGAACGGCCATCCGATGTTCGACACGCGGCAGGGCGCCAATTCGCCGGCTGACCTGCAGCGCGTCAACAACGCGATCGCCTACATCGAGCGACGCGGTGCCGCCGCGTTCCCCTGGGTCATGAAGCGGCGCATCGACGCGCCGACCCTGGTTCAGTTCTTCGACAAGGAGCATTCCGATGAACGGTGAACAGCGACTTTCCACATGCTGCCCCAGCTGCGGCGTCGCCGCGCTGTTCGCGAGCCTCGCCACGGTCGAAAGCGATCCTGAGCAGCTGGTGTTGTATGTGATCTGCCAGGAACAGGATGGCGGCTGTGGCATCGAGTACTCCTTTATCGAGCGCCTGCAGGCGCCGGGGGTGACGGCGTGATCGCCTACTGCTGGGCCACCGGCCTGATCGAGTTCGGCGAACACCTGCCGGAACACGCAATCCTCGTTGCCAGCGGCGAAGCCGCGCAGCTGCGCAAGGTCGTCAGCGCCCGCGCCCGTCACGGCCAGGGCGAGAGCCGGGGCTGCCTGCTGGTGCCCGGCGTCCCCGAAGCGGCTGACCAGGCCGCGAAGGGTGATGCCCTGGGCCACTGGCTCGCCTGGTGCGCCCAGGCCCCGAAGGGCCTGCGCTGGGGTGCGATGGCCGCAGCTCCGGGACACCGCGATCCGCTCACCAAGAAGGCCCAGGTGATCGCAGTGGTCCAGGCCGGCGGCCAGATCGTTGTCGGTGACCGTCCGGGCATCCGCCGGCTGCTCGATTCGCTCGGTGAGGAGGTTCCCGCCTGGCAGACCGCCCTTACTGCCGCCCAGGCCCAACTGTTGAAGGAGAAGAACTGATGTCTGCGCAAACCACTGCATGCAAGCAGGTGAAGCGGTACAGGATCGAGCAGGAGTGGGGTGACGCGTGGGTGATCCTGGAGATTGATCACGCCCAGCTGACCCCGGAGGTGGCCACTCAGATCAACGCATTCTGGACGGGGGCAGACGCTCGCTTGGCCGGTGCCGACGACAACCCTGTGGTCGCGGTGATCAAGATGGCCGCAGCCGACTTCATCGGTATGGTCCTGGACGCTCGGGGCGACCTCACGTCGCGTGGCATGCAGGAGGAGTTCGATGATCAGGAAGGCTGGCCTGCTGCGCACGGCGTGAAGCTGGTCGATTGGGACGGCCGACCGGATCTTGACTCCGCTCTTCTGCAGCTGACCGAGCTGGAGTCCTGATCAATGTTCATGCGGAACGTCACGATGTTCCAGTTCTCGCCGGTGATCGACTGGTCGCAGGTGGAGAAACTGCTGCCGCTGTCTCAGCTGCAGCCGGTGGGGTCGCTGGAACTGTCGTCGCGAGGGTTCATTTCTCCGTATGGGCGTGAGAGCGGTGCGGCGTTGTCGCACCGCTCCGGCGCGTTTCTCTGGCTGGCGATCGGCACCGAGACCAAGATCATTCCGGCCGCGAGCGTCAATGAAATGCTGGAGACGCGACTGCAGGCGCTGGAAGCGCATGGCCAGCATCCAGGTGGCCGCGAGCGGCGCCGCATGAAGGACGACCTGTTGCATGAGTTGCTGCCCCGCGCCCTGGTCAAGTCGGCCCGCGTGGACATGTTCGTGGACACCCAGCGAGGCATTGCGTTCGTGGACACCAGCAGCAGCACGGCCGCGAGCGACGCCGTGTCAGAAGTCAGGGGCCTGCTTGGGAGCTTCCCGGCCAGTAGGCTCCGCGCTGCGGTCGCCCCCCGTTCCGTGATGACCGGCTGGGTTGCTGGCGAGCAGCTCCCGGCCGGTCTGTCCTTGGGCGAGGAATGTGAGCTGCGCGACCCGGTTGAAGGCGGTGCCACGATCCGCTGCCAGCACCAGGAACTGCGCTGCGATGAGGTGGAAAAGCACCTTGAGGCAGGCAAGCAGGTCTATCGGCTGGCTTTGATCATGGAGGACTCCCTGTCCTTCGTGATCAGCGACGACCTGGTCATCCGGAAACTCAAGTTCCTCGACGGCGCCTTTGACTCATTGGCGGAACTGGCCGAGGACGAGCAACGGCAGGAAATGGACGCCCGCTTCGCGCTGCAGACCGGCCAGCTCAGCAGGCTGTTCGACGTCCTGCAGCTCACGTTCCAACTGGAAGAGGAGGCCTGAGCAATGGCCCGCAGCCGTCCGCCAACCGACCGCCGCAAGCGCACCTTGGCGGCCATCCATGCCGCCGCCAAGGCGCTCGGCCTGGCCGAGGACGTCTACCGCGACCTGGTGCAGCGCGTGTCCGGCCAGAGCGGCCAGCCGCAGCGTAGCGCTGGCAGCTGCGACCAGCGCCAGCTGGACGCGATTGCCAATGAGCTGCGCCGCCTGGGCGGCATGCCGGCGCGCGCGGCCCGTGCCGCAGAGCGCTGGGCCGGGCGTCCCAAGGGCGATCTGGCTCCCCAGCTGGCCAAGGTTGAGGCACTCCTCGCCGACGCCGGTCGGCCTTGGGCCTACGCCCACAGCCTGGCATTACGCATGTGCAAGGTCACCCGCATCGAGTGGTGCAACAAGGAGCAGCTGCAGAAGGTGATTGCCGCTCTCCAGTACGATGCGAACCGTCGCGCACATGCTGTACCGAAGGACGTCCCATGAGCAGGAACCTGATGGAAGCGCGCCGCAGTGAGCTTCTGGCCGATGCCGCCGCCCAGGCGGCTGACGTCGCCAGGGAGCTGGGGCTCGACCAGGACCGCGCCGACCAGGTAGGGGCAGCGGTTGCTGACCGGCTGGCCGAGAACTGGTCCGGCCAGGTGCTATCGTTCCCCAAGAATCACGCCTTCAAGCTGAGCCAGCGAGAGCGTGAGATACTGGCCGCCCACCGCGACGGAGCCTCCTACGCGGAGCTGGCCAGGAAGTACGACATGACTGAACGCGGCATCCGTAAGCTGCTCCGACGCGCCGAGCTGCGCGATCGCGACCTCCGCCAGATGGGGCTTTTCGCCCCCTGAGCCAATTGCACGTAGTGCAATCTCTTTGCGAGGCGGGCTTTCAACTTCCGCCATCTTCCGGGGTCTTCCGGCTAGATATCGCAGCCTCCCCCCTGATATATCTCACCCCTGCACACCTGGAGGCTTGGCCGCGGCATCCATGCCGCAGACACCCCCGCGAACCCATGCCTCCCCGCCCCTGACACCCTCCCGGCACGTCCGGTAGATCCACGCCATGCGTGGATGAAGCGTTCCCGGAAACGAATGTATCGGGACGAATCTGCCGTAGAGCGGAGCCATGCTCCGCTCCGAGCAAGCGCAGCGACGCGACCCGCTTTTCGCTCTTCCTTCTTCACTCCGTGGCCCACCCGCCCCGCCCCACCCATGAACCGGCTCTACACGACCCGCCACGAGGGGCTCAGCCGTTGGCCGAATCCAGTAAAATCGCCGGCATGAACGCCCCCACCTTCCCGTACGACACCGCCCGCCTGAGCGAACTGGCCCAGCTGCTGATCGACAACGTCCGCGAACTGGCCCACGCCGGCTGGACCCCGGCCACCAGCAGCAACTTCTCCCACCGGCTGGACGATCGCCACGCCGCGATCACCGTGTCCGGCAAGGACAAGGGCCGGCTGATCGAGGACGACATCATGGTGGTGGACTTCGACGGCCTGGCCGTCGGCCGCCCGCTGCGCCCATCCGCCGAGACCCTGCTGCACACCCAGCTGTACCGCCGCTTCCCGGAAATCGGCTGCGTGCTGCACACCCATTCGCCAGTGCAGACCATCGCCTCGCGCCTGTACGCGCCGCAGGGCCATGTGCATCTGGAAGGCTACGAGCTGCTGAAGGCCTTCGCCGGCAACAGCACCCATGAGATGGCCGTGGACGTGCCGGTGTTCGCCAACACTCAGGATATGAACGTGCTCTCGGCCCAGGTCGACGACCTGCTCGACCGGCAGAACCTGTGGGGCTACCTGATCGATGGCCACGGCCTGTACGCCTGGGGCCGCGACATGGCCGAGGCGCGCCGTCACCTGGAGGCCTTCGAGTTCCTGTTCCACTGCGAACTGGAATTGCGCAAGCTGCGCCGCTGAACTCGTGCGCAGGTGCAGATGCCGATCCGGAATCTGCACCCCCTCCCCACCCTGCTACCCTGTCTTCCCCCCGAGACGTTCAAGCTGCCGCCATGAGCCGACTGCGCATCTACGACGACACCCGCCCCGAATCGCCGCTGCTGGACACCCAGGACGGCGCGCTCATCGCTGCCGAACTGCAGAAGATCGGCGTCACCTTCGAGCGCTGGCAGGCCACCGCACCGGTCGCGCCCGGCGCCAGCCAGGAGGAAGTGTTCGCGGCGTACCGCGCCGACATCGATCGCCTGGTCGCCGAGAACGGCTTCAAGAGCGTGGACGTGGCCTCGATCGCCCCGGACAATCCGAACCGCGCCGAGCTGCGCAAGAAGTTCCTCGACGAGCACTTCCACAAGGAAGACGAGGTGCGCTTCTTTGTCGCCGGCTCCGGCCTGTTCACCCTGCACGTGGAAGACAAGGTCTACGAGATCGAGTGCGTGAAGGATGACCTGATCGCCGTGCCCGATGGCACCACCCACTGGTTCGACATGGGCGATGAACCGAGCTTCGTGGCGATCCGCTTCTTCACCGAGCCAGACGGCTGGGTCGGTCATTTCACCGGCACCGATATCGCGCAGAAGTTCCCCCGTTACGTACCTACCCAGGCATCCTGATCCATGCAGCCCCGCGTCATCCTGACCGACATCGAAGGCACCACCAGCAGCATCTCGTTCGTCAAGAACGTGCTGTTCCCCTATGCCCGCAAGGCCTTGCCGGCGTTCGTCGCCGAACATGGCCAGCAGCCGGAGGTCCGTCGCTGGCTGGACGCGGTGGCTACCGAGATCGGCGGCGCCTG